AGCTTGCGGCGGTCTTCGGCTGTCCTGTCAGTGACATAGTAGATAGCGAGGAAAGGAGTGCAGGATAATGATAAGCGGAAATGTTTCCTACTGCTGCGCCATGAAGCAGGTGTTTGTGGAAAACGCCCTTGCGGATGTGCTGAAAAAGGTCGATGAAGACGTTGAAAGTGTTGAGTATAGCCGATCATCGGAAGCGGAAGACGCTGAGGAATATGTTATCATCGGATTCAAAAACGGCGGCACCAAGCGTGTCTGCATTACGGCTGACAGCCTTGCGGCAGTGGTAAAAGATGTTTTTAAGATATTTTAAGGAGGATTATATCATGAATGATTACAGCATTTCGGTAAGAGTAGAGACCTGGGACAGCACATACTGCGATAAGTTCCGTGTAAAGGCTAAAAACAGCTTTGCGGCAAAGCATAAGGTAGAAGCTATCCTGTTCGCAAGGCATGACCGAAAGGACATTGTAAGTATGCAGATCACGGACATCTGCAAAGCATGAGCCGAAACACCGAACACAGCTTCGGTGTCCGCAGGGAATGACCGCCCTGCGCTGATGATAGGTATCTTCCGATATCTTCGTTGACGCAAGCCATTATGGCAAGTCAGCGTGGCAGGTCAGATGGAGGTGAGAATAATGACATCAATGGAATTTCGTGCCGAAATGCTCAGCCAGGCTGTAAAGACTGCAGAGCTGCTTTGCGAAGGTTCTGTGCTCGAGGACAAAAAAATAGAGCCTGAACAGATCAGAAAGAATGTAGCTACCATTCAGTGCATTCTGATCGAGACCCGGGATTTCCTTGCGGAATATCTCAGGCAGTGCTCCGACTCCGATAAATAAGTATATCAGAGATTCGGAAATAAAGCAATGAGCATAAGGCAAAATCAGCAAATTATCCAAGAAAGGCGGTGCGGATTTGGACTATTTATCTGTTAAGGAAGTGGCAGAGCTTAAAGGCTGTTCGGTCAGATACATACAGAAGCGAGTATCTGAGCAGAAGCTGGAAGCAGTGATCGAATATAATAACAACTGTATGCAGTATATGATACCCGTGTCCGCACTGCCCGAAGAACTGCAGCAGAGATATTACGGCGGCATCAGCGTAAGCACAGCACCTGCCGACAAATGCCTTCCCGCAGCACCGACAAAAGAAACAAGGCAGCGGGAAAAACGTGACATTGGAAGCTTCAGTGCTGCCGAACGTGAGGTCATAAGCTGGTGGTGTGAGCTGCTGAGAGACTGGCGCATAAAGCGCAAGGGCTACGAAAGTCTTGCAGAGGGCGATATGGTATTCGTTGCGGAGACCAAGCGCATCTGCCGGGACTTTATGGCAGCACACGGCATTGAGATCAGCCGTGATATCCTTTACCGCAAGTACAAATACTTCAAAGCTGAGGACTGGGCTGGGCTTGCAGAGCTGAGGGGCGGTCACAACAAGGGCAGGAGCAGCATTCCCACTGAGCTGGGACAGGCATTTTGTGACCTGTACCTATGCGACAGGGAGCTTCCCGTTTCAGACTGCTGGCGGTTTACAAAAGAGTGGGCGATAAACAACCACCCCGAACTGCTGGCGGATATGCCGTCGGAGAGGACGTTCAGGCGATATGCGGAGACGATACCCGAAGCTGTTGTGAAATTTTTCAGATATTCCCAAAAGGAATGCGTTGATGAATGCCTGCCCTACATAATACGTTTGTATGACGACATTGAAGCCAATGATGTATGGGTGGCGGATAACCACACATTTGATTTTATGACCCGCACCAATGACGGAACGGCAAACCACAGGCTGTATATCACGGGCATTCTGGACGCAAAAACAGGGGTGCTTGTGGGGTGGAACATTACGGAAAATCCATCATCACACTCCACTGTGCTGGCTCTCCGTCACGCAATAATGCGCTGCGGAATACCCAAGGTGCTTTACGTTGATAACGGTCGAGAGTTCCTGACACACGATATCGGAGGAAAGGGACACCGCCGCAGGAAGTCACAGGAAAATGTGACCGACCCGCCCACCATACTTGACCATCTGGGCATCAAGATGATAAATGCCATTGTACGAAACGGACGTGCAAAGCCTATTGAAAGAATGTTTCTGACCCTTAAAAACACCATTTCAAGAGTGGTTTCCACGTTCACGGGCGGAAACGTCATCGAACGCCCGGAGAGCTTACGGTGGCAGTTAAAGCACGGATATGTTCCCTATGACTGGCAGATAAAGGAAAAGCTTGATTTGCTCCTTGACGGCTATAATGCAAGCCCATACGGCGGCTGTGAACCGCAGTTCAAAGGAATGAGCCGAGCGGAAGCGTGGTGCAAGTCCATACGCCGCAGGACGTTCAGAACCTGCGGTGAGTCGGAGCTGAATTTCCTGCTTCTGAGGTCGAGCCGATATCAGACAGTACGTGAAAACGGCGTATATGTGACTGTATCGGGCGAAAAGCTGTGGTACAACACAAGAGACGATAACTGGAAGTATGTAGGCAAAAAGGTTTATGTGCGATACGATCCCGCCGATCTGGAGACTGTCAGGATATATGACGAAGAGGACAGATACATGGGTGACTGGCATCTTGATATGTCGGTATTTGTGGATTATATCACTGTCAATACCGATGATATTGCGGACAGGAACCGTCTTATAGCACATCAGATACGGGCAATAAAGGCTATGGGCAAGGAGCTTACGGGAGATATGCAGATAGATGCGCTTGCGCTTGCCTGTGCCGAAGCGTACCGCAAGACAGGTGCAGTTACCCTTGCGCCGCCCGAGGACACCGATGTGCAGCGCATAGGGGCAGAACAGGAACAGCTGCCGAAAGCCGTGGGCGCTGATGATGTTGACCTCAGAAGAATGATAGAGAATGCTTCAAGGCGTAAAAATAATTTTGAATCGGAGGAATAGTTATGGACGAAAAAAGGCTTGCCGCAGCTCTGGACGCTGTGGAAAATCTAAAAAAAGAATCGGGGCTGTCCCAGGAAAAGGCGGGAAAGCTCATAGGAGTATCGGGTGCGGTACTTTCCACGCTCCGCAGCGGAACGTACAAGGGCGATGTGGAAAGACAGGTCAAGATAATTGAGGACTATTTTGCGGTCAAGGACAGACATGAGGAGACCTACCGTGAAGTCGAATATGCGGACACATCAATATCCCACAGGGCATATGAGATGATAAAGCTTGCTCACATAAAGGGCGGTCTGGCAGTATTCGCAGGCGATGCGGGTATCGGCAAGACAAAGGCTGCAAAGAAGTACGTGAAGGACAATCCCACAAACAGTTATTACTGCGTTTTAAATCCTTGTTTAACGAGCCTTAAAAGCATATTGAAGCTTGTGGCTGATATGGTGGGGGCACGTCCCGAAAGGTCGCTGTATGATATGTGGAGCTCTATCCGCTCCCGCCTTTCCGATGGCTCGGTGATCATATTTGACGAGGCACAGCACCTTACATACCGCTCAATAGAAGCGCTCCGATCATTCGCCGACAGCTTTGCCGACGAGGGGCAGACGCTGGGCATCGTTTTTATCGGCAACACCGAAACTGTACAGCGCTTCGGCGGCAGGCAGAAGGCGGAATTTGCACAGATAGCCAACAGGACAAAGCAGCGTCTGGTATATACCACCAACAACATCAAGCGTGAGGACATCGCACTGCTATTCCCTGTGCTTGCAGACAAGGGCATGAATGCTGAGATAGATTTCTTACTGGGCATCGCAAGGACACAGCAGGCGCTGAGAGGTGCGGTCAATCTGTTTTCCAACGCCTATGACAATGACGATATCAGTCTTAAAGGTCTGGTACGCATGGCAAAATTCATGGAAATGGACCTGTCGGGTCTGGATATCAAAAAGGTAAAGGGGGCAGCGTAATGAGACGTGAAATGATAACCAAGCTTACAACGGGACTTGCGTCCTCTGCGGATTACAGAGCAGCAGTCAAGGAAGCGACCGTGCTGGAGCTGAAAGCCGCATCTACAAAAATGTACGGAAAAAAGGGAACCAAAACAAGGCTTGCCGCCTGCGACCGTGAGCTGAGAGTGAGAGGAGCTGTGAAAAATGAAAAGGAGCACTAAGCTTATCATCATACTGTTTGCCATACATGAGCTGCTGCTTATGATACTTGGAATGAGCATTGCATTTTCTGCGGAACGCAAGGGGGCTGACGGCACGCTCCTTATTTTCCCCCTTGCATTGCTGCTGATAGTACTGGGCTGGATGCTGCGTGATATCCGCAGTGACAGCAGGAAGTAAGGCTTCTCGGGGGTTGTGCCTGCGTAAGCATACAGCCCCACCCCAAAACGTTGGTCACCGTTTAGGTGAAAACGTAAAATGAAAACGGAGGTACATATTATGCCTAAGAAGTTTATCGAAAAGGAGATCGATGACTATAAGTCCGAGATACAGGCGGTAATGAAGTCACACGGTATTAAGGAGATGCAGTGTGATGTTTTCACCGTCCGCTACAAGGAGGTATCAAGCGAAAAGTTTGACAGCACGTCATTCAAGGCACATTACAGCACGCTTTTCGACAAATTTGTAAAACAGGTAAGGTCGATGCGATTTACCATAAGCTGAGGTAATACCTATGGACATGGAAACCTTTGTAAAGGAATGCCGCAGCTGTGATCCGTATGACACGGCTAAGATATCCGAGTTGCTTGCCTTTGGGGCACAGCTCGGAGAAGCTATAATCGAAGCACGGGGAAAACGTGAACGGATACCGTATGAGAAGATATTGGAGCTTTACAACAATATCTGTGTGAGCCTGCCTAAAGCACATAAGCTGTCAACAGAACGCAGAACACGCATCAAGTCCTGCTTTACGCAGAAATTCACGGTGAAGGACTTTGAGACAGCGTTCCGCACGGTGCAAAGCACGCCGTTTTTGCGTGGCGAGAACGGGCGTGGCTGGCACGCCACATTTGACTGGATCATAAAACCGTCAAACCTGCTCAAGGTACTGGAAAACACCTACGGGGCGGCAGAAGCTGCAAAAAATCCGTCATTTGACATTGACCTTATAATGGAACGTGCAAAATACGGCAAGCCGCAGATATGAGAAAGGGAGTATTATCATGACTGACAATGAAAGGCGGCGCATATTCGGACTGTCGAAGCAGCTGGGCATCAACACCGAAGAGCTGCATCTGATCATTCACGGAGTGACGGGCTGTGAGAGCATCAAGGAGCTGGACAAGGCGCAGACCTATGAAGTGATAAAGGAGATCAACACCCGTCTCGGAGATGCGCCGAGACCAAAGAAAAGGCAGACCAAAAGGACTGTACCGGGAATGATAACCGTCAGTCAGCAGTCGTACTGCTGGAGCATGATATATCGCCTGTCCGAGCTGGAACCGAGAAAGGCGACAGAGGGCGAGCGAATGTGCGGGGCTATCAAAAAGATACTGGGCGTTACGGCAGTTCCCGAGGATCCGTTCAAGTGGGTAACATTTGACCAGGGACGTGATCTGATAGAGGGGCTGAAGCGCTATGTGAATACTGCCGAACGCAAAGCCATAAGGGAGGGACGTGCCATATGAAATGCAATTACTGCGAACACAAGAAAGTCAAGTTCAACGGCAGGAACAACCATTATGTTGTCTGCGGCAGGACAGACGGATTTGTCGGATACTGCAAACGTGGCACCACAGCGTTATACGATGAAGCCCCTCTGCCGGACTGGTGCCCGACAGAAGCTGAGGCGGAAGTAAGCAAGCTTAAAGCAATGCTGAGTGCGGCAGTGGATACCATCGAAAAAATTTCCGATGCACAGGCAGATGTTTGTTTCATGGGAAAGGACAGCTACGAGGGCTGTGATTTTGTTTTTGGCAGTCCCTGCAGATGGAAGCATGAGGGCGCAGCAAGAAAAATGCTGAGCAAAGATATGTAATACAGCGGGTCAACCACAGAAAGAGGTGAAATTATGGAATCGACAAACAAGATCATTTTTTTAGCGGCTATTGCAGACGCTTTTCGTGACGAAGAGGACCGTGAGCTTGGAGCATTTGGAAAAATAGAAATCCCGGAAGACGGTAATATGACACAGATACTCACTGACCTGTTCTACGCATTTAAGCTGTTCTATAACCAGATATCCGGAGCTGATGCGGATCCGTTAGAATTTATAAGTGTTTTGACACGTCTTGCGGTTCAGGATCAGCTGAACAAAAAGTAATGTCAAAATTCTAAGATAAGAAAGGAGCCTGCATATGAGTTTGCTCGATGAGCTTACCCTTGACGATCTTGATGATGAGCAGCGGGAACTGGCGGAGTGCATAGGGCTTGATGCGTACAAGAAGCTTGTAGCCACATATGCAGGAAGTCCCATAAATATCCGTATGCCGGACAGTCTGACAATGCGGCAGCGCAATAACAACATCTGCAAACAGTTTAACGGATATAATTTTGCGGAGCTGGCAAGGGCATACAATCTGACTGAGCGGCAGATACGCAATATTGTTGCCGATGAGGTATCAAAGCAGCGCAACAAGCCGCTGGAAAACCAGATTTCATTTTTTGAGTGATGAAAATTCATTGAAATCAAGTATTGAACCATTTCAATGGGCTGTTACCGACAAATAGTGTATAGTTAGATAAAAGGATCTGACTATACACTATTTTTTTGGAGGAGACAGAATGGGCACCGA